GGTGCAACCACACTGTATACTTCTCCCAGCACAGTTTCATTTTCTGTCGTTAATTCTATCCTAGTATCAGAAGATACGGGCAATGCTGACACAATAACTTTAACCCTTACAAATGGGTCAGATGTGTTTAGTCTTTTCAAGGTTGCTGCTGTAGGTGCAAATGGAACAGTGGAGTTGCTGACTAGAGATTTAGTTCTACAAACAGGGGAAATTTTAAAAGCGACGGCGGCAACAGGGAATAGACTTCATGTGGTAGCTAGTATACAGGAATTTTTGTTATCACGAGCAGGAGCTATTAGTTGAACGATGATTTTTTAGATGATGTTACAAATAAAGAAATTAAAGAACAAACAAGGTTGATAGAAAAACAAAAGTTGGAATTAGAAAAACAAGAAAAATTTATACAATCGTTAGAAAACATTACTTTTTTTAGAAAGAAGCGAGGATAATGACATGAGTTGGTTAGAAAACATAAAAACTTTTCTGTTTGGCGAGCCTACGGGTGAAAGATCTAGAAATGATAAAGGCAGGTTTATCCCTGATGATCCAGATACACCTCATATTAATGAGGCTTATAAAGATGGTAGAACTCCTACAAAGAAGGTCTAAATGTCGGAAGGTTTACCAGATAGACAAGCATATCAATCTAATCGCAGGAAAATGTGCTGGTGTTTATTAGCGTGTATGGTTGGAACAACAATAGCAACATTACTGTACCCAGAACGTATGGCAGAAGCAGAGTCAATAATCATGACTCAATATTTAGCTATGTCGGGTGTAGTTGGGGCGTATTTTGGATTTACGAGTAAAAAATAATGGACTCTAAAAATTATGTTTATAGATGTAGGTTGCGAAGAGTTATTGATGGTGACACTGTCGTTTGCGACGTTAATCTTGGTTTTGATGTTGTTCTTGTTAATCAAAAGATTCGTTTCAAAGGTATCAACACGCCAGAAAGTAGAACTCGGAACTTGGCAGAAAAGAAACTCGGTCTTCAAGCGAAAGCAAGGGTTAAAGAGTTAGTACAAAAAGATTTTTGTATGGAAACACACAAAGATAAAAAAGGGAAGTTTGGTCGTATACTTGGTATTCCTTTAACTGAGGACGGTAAATCAGTGTGCGAAATTTTAGTCAAAGAAGGTCATGCTCGTTGGTATGACGGTGGCAAAAGGGAGTCGTGGATATGATATTTAGTGGGATAGTCAGTGCTGTTGGCGGTATAGCTACAGCATGGATGGAAAACAAAGTTGAACAAACCAAAGCGGCTGGTCAGTTAAAAGTTGCTGTTGAACAACGTAAAACAAAAATGGCAACAGGTGAGTTAGACTGGGATCAAACAATGGCGGAAGCTAGTAAAGATAGTTGGAAAGATGAATGGCTTGTACTTTTATTCTCTGTCCCGCTTATTTTAGCTTTTTGCGGAGATTGGGGTAGAGGTATTGTTGAGTCTGGCTTTGCTGCTTTAGAAACTGCTCCTGAATGGTATCGTTATACATTAGGAGTGATTGTGGCTGCTAGTTTTGGATTTCGTGGTGCGGCTAAATTTTTTAAAAAATAGGAGACTTTATGTCTGATTTAGAGAAAAAACTAAGAGAAAAAACTATTTTAGAAGAATATGTTTTGGATAAGACTGATTTAGATGAGAAAGCATTAAAAGCAGTAGATGATATAGAAAATTTCTTAAATGAAAGAAAAAACAATGTTGTATTTGTATGGAATAAGTTCCGTAAAAGTGCTTATATGTTTATATTTTCTGGTTTTGTTGTAGGAATTTCACTTGGTTGGATAATTTTTTAATGTCCGACCTTTACATTTATGAAAAAATGTTGAAGATTATGCGAGAACGCAGAAAGTCAATAGAAGAAACTATAACTTTTGGTTCTGTGCCTGATTATTCTGCTTTTCAAGATCTTCGAGCAAAACTCGGAGAGCTTGCTTTTTTGGAACAGGAATTAAAAAACCTGCATAACAAGGTAATAGAAGATGAATAAAACTTTACTTGTACCCGATCATATAATGGAGAAAAGAGCGAAAGAAAAAGAAGGTGTTCTTTCCAACGCTTATGTAAAAGAAGCCGAAAGGTTTTTAGAGCCTTCAAAACTCCCTCAAAAAACGATTGATAGATTACCCCAACCAACAGGTTGGAGAATTCTTATACTTCCTTATCGAGGAAAACCTAAAACCGACAGTGGAATACATATACCAGACCAAGTACAGGAAAGAGAATCTCTTGCAACTGTTTGTGGTTATGTCTTGCGTGTTGGTTCTGACGCTTATAAAGACACAGAAAAATTTTCTGAAGGATCTTGGTGTAAAGAAGGTGACTGGGTTATTTTTGGTCGTTACGCTGGGAGCCGTTTTAAAATAGAAGGTGGCGAAGTCCGAATTTTAAATGACGACGAAATAATTGCTACCATTAATGACCCAAGTGATATCTTGCACATTTAATCATGGAAAGGAACACCATGCCAGAAACTAAGAAAGAAGAAAAAGTTGTTGATCTTGACGAAAGTCAAGAAGAACCAGTAGAAGTTATTGTTGAAGAAAACGAAGAATCAACAGAAACGGAAACACCAGAACCCCCAATGGCTGCTAAAGAAGAATCTTCAGAAAATGCAGAAGAAGATGAAATGGCTCAATACAGCGACGGTGTTCAAAAAAGAATTAAAAAACTAACGCACAAAATGCGTGAGGCAGAACGCAGAGAAAAAGCTGCAACAGATTATGCCCAAGCAATGAAAATGCAGGTAGAACAGCTTTCTACGAGGGCAAGTGAAACTGACTCAAGTTATTTGGGTGAGTACGAAAATCGTTTGGTACACGAAGAAAATTCTTTAAAAGTACAGTTAAAAGAAGCCATAGAGTCAGGTGATGTTGATAAACAGATGGAATTAAACAAGCAAATGGCTACACACGCCATAGATGCTGAAAAATTCCGTCAGGCAAAAGCCTATAACGAAAAACAAGCAGCTCAGCCAGCCCAAACAGCCCAAACAGCTCAAACGGCACAGCCTCAAGCTCAACCCACACAAGCACCCCCTGATCCTAAAGCAGAAAAATGGGCAGAGAAAAATGAATGGTTTGGTGACGATGAGCCAATGACCTTAACTGCTTTTAGTATTCATAACTCTTTAGTGCAAGAAGGTTTTAATCCTTCAACAGATGATTATTACTCTGAGTTAGATAGTAGGATTCAAAAAGAATTTCCTCATAAATTTAATGGAGAAACTATAAAAAGTAAGAGACCAAATGCGGTTTCTGCTCCAAATAGAGGAAAAAGTGCCTCAAAAGGTAAAAATTCGGTAACTTTATCGAAAAGTCAGGTTGCTATTGCTAAGAAACTTGGTGTACCATTAGAGGATTATGCAAAACAAGTTGCAAGACTGCAACAACAAACGTGAGGTAGGCATTACAATGACAAATAAAACCCCACGCTCTGCGACGACTCGTGAGAAACAATCTCGTCGTAAGACATGGTCTCGTCCATCTAGCTTGGACGCCCCACCAGCCCCAGAAGGCTTTGCTCATCGTTGGATTCGTGAGTCAATCATGAATTATGACGATAAGAAAAATATATCTGCTCGGTTACGAGAAGGCTTTGAGCTTGTTCGGTCCGACGAATATCCTGATTTTGAAGCTCCTACCGTACAGGATGGGAAATACGCTGGTGTTATCGGCGTTGGGGGCTTGTTGTTGGCAAGGATTCCAAATGAGACACGTGCAGAGCGAAATGATTATTTTGCTCAGAAAACAGATGACCAGAACACGGCTGTAGAACAGAATCTAATGCGAGAACAACATCCTAGTATGCCTATTCATCAGGATAGGCAGTCTCGTGTAACTTTTGGCGGTGATCGGAAACCCGATTAATCCGTCAGCAAACCGTGAGAGGTATTAAAAATGGCAAATATAGATGCCGCTTTTGGACTCCGTCCATACAGAATACTCGGTTCAGGTGCAAACACGAATGGGATAGCTACTTATAAGATCCAGACTTCTGGAACAGCAGGAACTTCTAGCGTTATTTATGAAGGTACTCCTGTTATTCCTCTCGCAAACGGTCTGATCGACATAGTAGGAGCCGCCGCAGGTGGTACTGTTCCGTTGATTGGTGCTTTTATCGGGTGTAAATATACAGATACGAATGGAAATGTCATCTTTGCAAACAAGTGGCCTGGAACTTCTTCTGTTAAATCAAGCACAGCAGCAGAGTGTTACATTGCAAACAATCCTGATCAATTATTTTTGATCAATTGTGATGCCGCAGTAACTCAAGCTGCCGTTCATGCAAACGCTAATTTTGCTACGGGTACGGCTGGTGATTCTACCACAGGTATTTCCTCTGCAGAACTTGCTGTTAGTACAGTCGCCACTACAAATACATTGAATTTGAGGATTATGGGTTTTGAAGACTCACCTTCAAATGCTGATGTGACTGCTGCGGGAATGTTAGCGATTGTGAAAATCACAAACCACTTTTATGCCTATTCTCAGAATGGCACAATAGCTGGTATATAGGGAGGATATAGAATATGCCGATAACCCGTGGACAACTCCTTAAAGAACTAGAACCAGGACTCAATGCCTTATTTGGACTTGAGTATGATCGTTACGACAACGAACACGCAGAAATCTTCGAAAAAGAAAGTTCTGATAGAGCTTTTGAAGAAGAAGTAATGCTATCTGGTTTTGGTCAAGCTCCTGTGAAAGGTGAAGGTGCAGCCGTTACTTATGACACTGCAAATGAAGCCTACACTGCTCGCTACACACACGAAACTATTGCTCTAGCATTTTCGATTACTGAGGAAGCTGTAGAGGATAACCTCTATGACCGCCTAAGTTCTCGTTACACAAGAGCTTTAGCTCGTTCAATGGCGAACACAAAACAGGTCAAAGCAGCTAACATTCTGAACAATGCGTTTGATAGTTCATTTACTTTTGGTGATGGAAAAGAGCTTTGTGCTACAGACCATCCAACTACAGGTGGTGGAACTCTTCGTAACGAATTGTCAACTTCAGCTGACTTGAACGAAACTTCACTCGAACAGTCTTTGATAGATATTGCAGCTTTCATAGATGAGCGTGGTTTGAAAATTGCTCTGCAAGGTCGTAAGTTAATTATTCCATCAGCTTTACAGTTTGTGGCAGAAAGACTTATGGCTTCAAACCTACGTCCAGGAACTGCTGATAATGATATCAATGCTACTCGTAGTATGGGAATGTTACCTGATGGTTATGTAATTAACCATTTCTTAACAGATACAGATGCATTCTTTATCAAAACAGATGCACCAAATGGCTTTAAACATTTTGTTCGTGCTCCTATCCGTACTTCTATGGAAGGTGATTTCGAAACTGGAAATGTTCGCTACAAAGCTCGTGAGCGTTACAGCTTTGGTGTTTCAGATCCTCGTTGTGTTTTTGGTTCTCCAGGAGCATAACAACTCGAATTTAAAAATTCGAAATTTTAGAAAGGAGACCTTGCGTCTCCTTTCTT